CCGAATTTCACAATTTGCGCCCGATGCTTCGGTAGAGTTCGGCCCTCCGCTCGGCGGTCTTGCTGATGTCAAAGCGTTCCCGTACATCCTTGGACAACTGCACGGCCAAGGAGCGAGCGTAGTCGGGTTCGTTCACAAACTTCCTGACGGCCTTGTACCATGCGTCTTTTTTCCCGTAGGGGATGAGCAGACCGTTGTGGCCGTGGACAATTATGTCGGTGTAGGGGATGGTTTCCGAGGCGATGATAGCCTTGCCCATCCAGCCTGCTTCCACAACCTTCAGTTCGCTTTTGAGGCGGTTGAACTTGGTATCACGGAGGGGTGCGATGGTGGCGTTGATGAAGTTGTAACCCCCGACATAGGAGTAGATGTCAGCGGCTTGGATGCGGCCGTAGTTCTTATTCAGGCCACGGCAGGATAGCATCCGTTCGTAGTCGTCATACACGGCGTTCCCATCGTTCCACCCGCCAAGGTAAATCTTGTATCGGCCATCAAGGGAACGGTCATGGGCAAGCAGTCCAAAGGAATGTTCCACCAAGGCGATGTCCTCTTGGTGTTGCGCCCCGCCAAACCAGCCAATCTTGAACAAGTGCGGTTCGGGTTCGGCATTCGTGTCGGGCAAGTATTGCTGATATGCTTCGTAGGGTTCGTTCGGGAGGATGGTGACGGCCTTGTTGAGCAGGCGAATCTTTTGGGCAAGGTGTTCGGTCGTGGTGGTCACATGGTCGGCCAAGCGGATGTGTTCACGGATTTGCTCGTCCAACTTGGTGGACAAATAGTGCCGATACATGATATGTCCGCTCTCCAGCACCCAGTAGTCGTCGAGGTCCAGTATCACCTTCGCCCCAAACGCCGTGAGAGCCTCGTAGACCTTCCGAATTTGCTCCAGCGTACCTTGACACCAAAGACGATTGAAAAGCCACACATCGACCGTCTTTAGGTCCTCGTCTTTCACATTGGCGATATTATCGACACACACATAATCGAACTCGGTGTAGTTGTCGCCAAGATATGCGTTTGGCATCTCCAAGCGATAGAACGAGCAGCCCGTCGGGTGGGCGTTGTAAACGATGCAAATTCTCATGCCCAAAGGTACAAAAAAAAGGGCCACCCCTTGCGAGATGGCCCAGACCACTAAACCATTGCGGGGTATGAGGCCCGCAGGTCAAAGATACGCTACGAACCGCTGATTTGTGCGGTCGCTACCGTGAATTGAGATACCAAAACATTCAGCATCGGATTCGGTTCCATGCCCGAAAGGGTCAACTCGTAGCCACTCCTGTCGCCAAATGCAGTCCCCGTTCCAGCGGTTCCAGCAGACACCTCCAAGCCATTGGCCGCACCGAGAAACCAGTAGCGGTCGTTGTTGTCAAGGACGATTGCGTACACCCGATTTTGGGCCAACAAGCGCAACTCATTGCGGACGGTCGTCTGCAACTTGTTGATGGTGAAGGTCAGTTCGGGCGTGTAGAAAAGCGTCCCATTCTCAACCGACGCATTGAGCGTTTCGGTCATGGATGAAGTCGCTTTGGTCAAGTCGTATTCAAACCAAGTACCTGCAAGGGTTCCCGACACGGAGCCAGTCGTATTAGCGACCGTTCCCGTTGGGTTGAAGGTTTGAACAAAAATAGTTTTGATACCGCCAACCGAGTTGCGGCATCCGAGGGCGTAGCCCGTAGTTAGGGAGCAAGACATAGTGTATATTTATTTTGTGAGTTGCAAGAATAAAAAGCGGGGGGCAGTTACCCGCCCCCCTTACACTTAGGCCAATCTCCAATCAACAACGAGGTCTGGATAGGCTACCTGCACGCCGCATTTTAGGGCACACTGAAAGCGTATTTCGTCGTTGTCGATGCTTGGCCAGATGGAAAACTGCTCCTCGTCGCTCAACAAGTCCGTTCCGTAGAAGAAGTTACCGAGGTAAGAACAAACCAAGCGGTTATACCCAAGCAAACCTGGGACGGCAACTACACGGACATTGGTACCAGGGTAGATGATGTCACCATCGGCCAACCCTTGCAGGTCAACTTGGTTGTACATGACGCTGGCGTTGGTGGTGGACTTGAACGCTCCAATCAAGGTGCGGAAAGTGTCCCATCCGCAGAAGATGACGAGGTCGTTGCGGGTCAAGATGGCCTGCGGGATGCGGGTGTAGATGTTGTCAAAGATGCTGATAACATTGCTTGTGGTGATACCAACGGAGGCAGACACGGCAGCGGTGTTACCCGACACAGTTGAACCTGATGCAGCGTTCAAGATTGTCAGCAAACCAGTCACCAAGGTAGAACCCGACCAAATGGCGTTCTCCAACGCTTCAGCGATGCGGAGGGCTTTCTGCTCGGCGAATGCTTGCTCGAATGGTACGCCGTCATAATTTGAACCAGCAGTCAACTGGGACTGCATCCAGTACTGCTCAAGTGAGCGAGGGCAAAGAGCCTCTTGGATTTTCAAGGGAGCAACGGTGATGGTACGCTGCGTGAAGGTTGTGTTTCCTGATGCAGCACCTGCGACATTCCATCCGCAAGCCGTTCCTGATTGAAAGGCAGCATCGGTGTCCATCAAGTTGAGGGTAGCAGCCGACTTGATACCCACCTGCTTGGTGAACAAAGATGCGGTGCGGGCCGAGAATACGGCCTTGGTGATGAGGGGGAGCCGCTGCTGCTCGGTGTAAGTAGTCAGCGGGGAAACGAATGAATAAGCCATGGCTTTGTTTTTGGGGGGTTAAAGTTTATTTGGATTTTTTGAGGTTTTGAATTGCTTCGGCAAGGGCATTGAAGTTCTGCGTTGCGGCGGCCTTCCGTTGCTCCACGATAGCGGAGGCGGTTGGCTTCGGGGCTTCGGATGGGAGTTCTGCGACCTTCTCGACGATGTCGGTCATGGTTTCCATTTGGCTGGCAAATGCGGCCATCTTGTCATTCATCTTGCCCATCTCCACTTCCATGGCAGCCTTCAACTCGTCCATGATAGCGGCAAGGTGCTTGGCGACGATTTCTTGAACGGCTTCGGGGGTCAGTCCTACTCCAGGAGCGGCAGGGGCTTCGGGTGCTTCGCCTTCGGGGGAAACCTCGATTTCTACCTCTTGGGCCGCAACTTCGGTAGCAGGTGCTGGGGCTTCGGCTACAACGACTTCGGTGATTTTGCCACCTTCGGTCTTGATTGTTCCAACACCTTCCACTTGATGCTCGCCGTCAGGAGCGGGCAGGGTTTCGTCTTCGGTTATCACATACACGGCTGTACCTGCAACGAGGTCGCCGTCCACTCGGATGACCGTACCATCTACCAACTTGTAGTCGGCGAAGGATTGCTTTTGGGTTGTGAACTTGCGGAGTTCAGTCCGCAGGGTCATGATAGCGTCTTTCAGGTTCATATTATTGGGATTTGTATTGAGGTTGGATATGTTGCAAAAAGTTAGTCAAATCGTCTGCGAGGCCAGCGAGTGCGACCTCCAGTTCAGTCCCCGTGTTCTTCATGCCGAATAGTCCCTCAACGGAGAAACCTTTGAAGGCGTGGCGGTTCTCCCACACTTCATCGTTCTCGACCTTGAAGGACCCGAACCATGAGCCGTCGGGGGTGTCCTCGTAGCCTTTGGGTGCAAGTACGCCCCGCTCGGTGTCGGTGATGTAGGATTCAAACATGAACACGCCATCCAGTTCGGCATTGTGGTAAGCGTTCACATTGTGCTGGTTGCCTTGCTTGAAATACTTTTGGACAATCTTGCGGATGGTTGCCTTGTCGAATACGACATAGTACTCGCCGTATGTATCGTCCTTGCGATAGATGGGCGTATCGGCAAGCATGAGCGGTCCCGTCAGCACACGGCGTTCTCCCGTTTCAGCGAATCTCTGCGGGGTCTTGGCAAAGGCTTGGAAGGGTTTTTCGATAGCGGGCATATCAACGAGGGCTACAAACTGCACGCCTTCGTCCACCTCATCAACCGTCATTCGGTAAACTGGAAGTTCCATGTAGGCAAGTGTAGCGGTTACCCCAATGTTGCAAATTCGGACAAGCGGCGCACCCTGCTGGTCGTCTGCTGGATGTCACGCTCAACCACATAGGCCCGCATGGGTTGCATCCCTTGGCCTTGGCCGTTCCCAAAGGAGGATAGGTCGGTTGTGTTGGGGTTGGCGAAGATGGGGGGAGCAGCAGCCCCACCCGCTCCCGTTGGCATCGGTCCAGCAGGTGAAGGCGCACCGCCTCCTTCCCCGCCGCTTGTGATAGCCTTGCCTGCTGCAATGCCCGCCGCCGTGATGGATGCAACCCGTAAGCCTGCACGAATCTTGGCCAGGGTGTTGAGGACTTTCAGTTGTGCGGCTCCCGCTGCACCTCCCGTTACGACATTCAATGGGTTGGCCGCCGCCATGACTGCATTGGCTCCCATCTCTTTGTTCAAGTTTACAATGACGCTGGCAATCGCTGCACCTTTCTCAATCGCCAAGGCTGCAATGGCCAAGGCTTTGTTTTCCCCTGCAAATGCGGAGAGGGTTTGCCCGATGGCTGCAACGGAATCAAAGACCACCTGCTCCTTGTAATCCGCAACCGCTTTCTCAATGTTCTTGCGTTCTTCGGCGTTCTTGCGGTCGTGTTCAAGGATGGCATCGCTTTCGGCAAAGTAGGCTTCGGCAAATGCGTTGAAGTCAGCGGTCTGCTGGTCCAATAACGCTTTCTCGTAGGCCACCGAATCGGCCTCCGCTTGGAGTTCAGCAGCGGCAAGGATGGCGAGGCGTTCGTTCTCTGCGATGCGGTCTGCAATGGCTTTGTCACGGGCGGCTTTGCGCTTGGCGTCAGCAGCAATGAGGCCGTCGGTGTGGGCCTCGTATGCGCTGCGGTATTTCTCCAACTGCACCTCTTGGTCCTTCAATGCCTGCGCCTGCTCCGCTGCCCGTTGCTTCGGGTCGGGTAGGTTCAAGAACCGACGAACCGCTGCGGTCAGTTCGTCCCACTTCGCCACAAGCAGACCAACCGCCGCAACTGCTGCACCGATACCCGTGGCAAGGAGGGCGATGCGGAAGGCCTTCATCGCTCCTGTGCTGGTTCCCACCGCCACGGCGTAGAGTGCCTGCGCCGCTGCTTGGCCTTGGGTTATCAGGATGGAATCCTTGTTCAGCAGGTTAGCCACCTGTTGCACCCCGTTAGCGAGGGCCATGGCCGCTTGGACTTTGACCAAGGACTTCTGCAGTTCTTCTTCCTCCGCTCCAAATAGTGCCGCCGCACCTTGGGCAATTTGGAAGCCCGCCGTGATGCCTTGGATGGCCCCGACGAAGGTGTCAATGGTTCGGGTGTCCGAGGCGAGGTTCTTGATTCGCTGCTGGGTGTCCCCGATTTGGTCTTTCAGTTTTCCCGCCTCTTTCTCCATTTCACGGAACGCCTTCGTCCCGTCTTGCCCTGCGAGAGCCATGTCCGCAAGGGTCTTCTGCAATTCCCGCAGGCGGGTTTTTGCGCTGGTCGTGCCAGCGGCGGTCGAATCCTTGAGGCCAACCTCAAGTACAATTTCTTTAGTTACATCTGCCATAGTTATCCTTCGGAGGGTAGTTCGGGGTTTATGGGGGGCTCATATCCTGGGTCCACAGGGTCGGGGTCAATGGGGCCGTTGAACAGGAATTCGGGGTCGCTTGCAATCGGGGTCGTCGTGGTTGCAACAAAGTCGGAGAGGTTCAGTATGCGGCGCAGGGTTACACGGCAGGGCTTCATCTGTCCCACCAAATAGTCCCGAATCTCCAGCAACCGCCAACGGATGCCGCCGTAATAGACGGGCTTGCGAAAGTCCAGTTGGTAGATGTCCACGGACGAGAGCAGCATCGTGAGTTCTAACTGCAAGGCTTCCTGACTGACCGTTTCGTTGATGTAGTTCAGCCAATAATTGTTGTAGAGGTTGTTGTTGGTGTAGGCGTACGGCGACCCGCTTGCGTTCACGGCATTGTAGTACACCAAGCGAGGCTGACCAAAGGCCAAGTCCACGCTGGGGGCGTAGGGGTTGTCAATGTGGGACACGAAGGGCATCTTGAGTATGCCGACGGATAGGGCCACATTCCCGCTGACCCCGTATTGGTAGGCCCACTCGGTCTGCCCTTCGATAAGGTTGTACTGCGCCA